GTATTTAATTAAATGAGTACAGAAAAGTTCTTATTTGAAATTGCTGCAGATACCAAAGCGTTACGTGAAGAACTATCAACCGGCAAAGCCAGCGTTAAGAAGATGGTGTAATTCTGGATAGTCGAGCAACCAAGCCTCTGTTGGGGAAATCTTAAGCTTGGTAACGAGCTCTTTATAGAAAGCCCAATAATCGACAGTAAAAGGTTGAACCGAACTAGACTTTGGAAGCGCTATCCAGTTTGTTCCTTTTTTTTTATGTCGCTGACAGTGGCGCGAAACTCTTGATCTATCTTATTTGCTACATCGAACAAAATAAGCGGCCATGGCTGAATGAAGTCGCTGTCTTCATCTTCAACTGGGCGCCAGCCCACTCTGAACATGGCGTCTTGGATTTGTTCTAATTCAATAGAACTATCACCTTGTTTCACTAACGCATGAAACGCTTCTGAAGCGGTTTCAAAGTCAACGCACTGATAAAGGGCGCGCATCAGTGTAATAGTGGGCTTTGATTGATTTGCGATGTAGGTTTCAAGGAATGAAACCAGCGTAAACCAAAGATCTTTATTCGTTTTGGTTTTAAACTGGCGCATGGCGGCCAAGTTCATCTTAAACGGGTATGTTTTATAGCAAAGCCTAAGTTCCATCAGATATCCTCGCCCACTGATAGAATAGAGATAGAGCTTGTTACCTTGTCACCAACGGGGGCTGTATCAGATGGCGCATTAGGAATACCATTAAAGCGAATCTGATCTGCAACTAAGCCAGTACCATAATCCAGCATGTACTCGTCAATGTTGCCCGCCAGGCTATTAGCACGAAGCAACTTGTATTCGGCGTCATTGCTGTAAACAATATTGGCGGTAATTGTGCGGCCTTTTGTTGACAAGTTGGCATCCATCAGCGTTACAAAGTCATTGTGTGACTTACTAGTAATTTCGATGGGTGTACCATTAAATGTTGATGTCAGTTCCAACTGACCAACTATTACCGCGTCTTCGGTGCCAGTGAAGCGGTAAAGCAAGCAGCGGGTACCGTTTGCTTCATTGCTCATTATGCTGATGCCGCCGTATGTTGTACTTCACCACTGGAAAGGAACGTAATCGAAGTAGTGACTTTATCACCCATAGGCAATGCATCAGAAAGACCATTAGGCACCATTTTGCACGAGAACGCTTCACCCGTATCACCGTAAACAATAGAGTAATCGGCCTGCGTGCCGGTTATCGCATCAGCGCGGACTTGCTTATAAGAAGCATCGCTGTTGTAAACTAAAGTACCTGCAACTTGTAACTGCTTACCTGCTAGTTCACCAGACAGCAATACCACCCAGTCTTGGTGTGACTTATTGCTAATATCAACGGGTGTGCCGTTGAAAGTTAAGGTGCATTCCATCTGGCCCACAATGGTAGATGTACCGCGTTTGATTAATACCTGAGTGCCGTTTAATTCACCAGCCATTAGCGTTCCCCTTTTAGGTATAAAAAAACCCCGCTAATTAGCGGGGCTTAGAATAAGTTGAGTGTTAGTTAAGCGCTTGGGTTATCGTGCTGGCTGAAATATTCAACCACGAATTCCAACCGGGTTTTACAGGTGTAATCAACACCTTCGCCGTTGTATTCCGGTTCACCCATGTTTTGAAATGTAATTCTAAAAACGAAATCCAAATCAAGCTTCTGCATCTGCAAAACCTTCAGTTCGATTTGCTCTCGTATATCCAGCATGGCCTCATACAAGCTATCTTTACCAACGCGAACGCTTATATCTGTATAAAGCGTTAGTTCGTGCTGGTACATTTCCTTTGTTAGTTCCTCGCGTGTGTCTGGGCCCATTAATACAGTAACAAGTGGAAAGTCTTGTTCTGTATCAATATCGGTTTTCACAACATCAGCAACATGCCATTCTTTTAAAAAAAGTAACTGCTCGTGAAATCTGTTAATTATCTCTCTGGCTTTATGCACGCTTTAGTTCCACTGTGTAAAAAGGATCGTCAAAGTCTTCTCTCGGGATTCGACCAATAACAAAATTTTGGCCTCTGCAAACAACGGACGCACCCTTTTTAAGCAAGGGTGCGTCATTTTTATTGAAGCTGAGCAAAACTTCACGTCGATAGCCGCTTTCATCTTCAAACTGCTCATCCTCGATGGTGCATTTTAGTTTTACACCATCAACGAAAACAGTATTTCCTAGATGCTCAATTACATCGCTGCAGGCATCGTTAAGTAAGCGATCTATCTCGTCCATGTTTACTCTTCGTCTTCGCTTTTTGCTGTTTCTTTGCTAACGGCCAAACCTTCTTCAATGAGTCCTTTCGCTACCGATTCAATAAGTGAGTGTGAACCGGGCTTAAGAGGTTCTGCACCTGGTACAAGCTGAACAGTTTTAGAAAGGGAAACTTCCATCTTGCTTTCAGTTGTAACTTTTGCGGCTGTGCTATTAGCATCTTTAGCTGTAGCCGCTTTTTGCTTTGCTGTTTGAGTAGCCATAAATATCCTTTAGGCGGGGTAAACCCGCCCAATTGAAGAATTAAAGGACTGTTACATCAACGAACGCGTTTGGATCAGGCGTAACCATAAGTGGCGCTGATTGCGTCATAATGTACTCAACCGATGGATCTTCTTGCATCCAGTTTTTCGGATAGCGAGAAGCAGAAACAATACCTTCATCGTTAGCGCGAACATCTTGGATAGCACCGTAGCAACGAACACCATCATAAGACGAGTTGCCAAGCAGAATTTTACCTGCAGGCATATAGTATTCCTTGTTACCTGTTTCAGCATCGATGTACTGGCCTGTGTAAACCCAAATAGCCACATCACCAAAGTAACCTTTAAAGCTAACTACCATGCCAAGGTCTTTAGTTGCCGTTTCCATTTCTGAAGAGCTGCCTCGGCGAGTGTCTAAGTTGTCTTTTACAGACTTGAACGAGTAGAACTTAGCCCAAGCCGTTTTACCCATAACGATAGTGTTAATGTTACCAGTAGCATTTTCAGCCCACGTAGTAATGTCGTCCGTTGGGTCATAGGTATCAGGATCTACAGCATCCCAATTTGCGGCACCTATTAGAGTGATGCTGTTCTCGGGGTTACGGCCAAAGTCAACTACTTGCTTTTCATAGTCTTCACCTTCAACGGTAACAGAGCCAGTAAGCACGGCTTGTGCTGCCATCCATTCCTCACGAGCGGTAATTGCTTTGTCTTGGCGGTCAAGTAAATCAACTACCGTTGCTTGCTTGCGTTGAGCTGGTGTTAGTTCACCCAAATAAGATTCACCAGGGCGGCGCTTCAAGTTGTTCGAGGGCTTAACTACGTGCTTAGGTTTAACATAAGCGGGAGTGAACTTTTTAAGTTCGCCGCCTTTCTCTTTGTGTACCTTACCAGCAATAACTGGTGATACGAACGGGGCCATAACTACATCGTCATGGATTTTGTCAAAGTGAATGCTTTCATCTGGCGATGTAACAACACTGCCAAAGAACAAGCGCAGAAAAAACGGATCAAATTTGCCCATTGTAGAAACAATTGAAAGCATTGTGCTAGTTGCTAGAGGGGTAAACATTGTGCGCGCTCCTTATAAAACGGCTGATTGTTTTTGTAGGCTGATTGGTGTACCTACAAAAGCAGTTAATTTTTTAGTGGCATCAAAGCTTGCATGCCAGTTCAATTGCTCAGGGTCGAACGTTCCCGACTTGATTACCTGCGCTTGCGTATCACCGGCGGACGCATCTACGGCTTGGGCAGTAAGGTAAACAGGTGTTTGGCTACCGTTAGTAGCATCGGCGTCACACTCGACAAACTTACCTGTCGAGGTAACTTGACCAAGCGGGGTATTTGCTGGCAGATCTTGACCAGACGCGATAGTGACGCGAGTTGTAGCAATTTCATCACTGCCAGAGACAGGATGATCATAGTTGTAAGATTCAGTAGTCATTTACTTTGCTCCGGTAGCAGTTTTGTAAGATTGAACGAACTGTTCTGCCTCTGAAGGTTCAGAGTCTTCTGCAACAGCCGTGATGTTTGGTTGCTCAGTGTTAGCCATTGCAACATCAAGCGCGTTACCCTGTTCAGCGGTTGCTGATTGTTGAGGGGCTTTAGCTAAAACACCCAACGCTTGCTCTACTGACATATCAGTATCAAATGCCAAGTGGTGCGCTAAGTCTTTTCGACCCTCTGCAGCTTCAGCCGTGATAATGGCTTTACAACGTGCTTGATGGTCTACCGTATTTTCATTAGTAGCGGTTGCTGGCGTAGCAGCTTGGGCTTCTTCACCGGCAGTTACCGACTTAGTTGCCACCGAAGTAGATTTTTCACTCATTGTGACGCTCCGTAGTGTTGAACTGTCCGGTGAGGACAGATGTTGTTTAAAATGTGAAATGATGTTGTGCGAGTTAACCAACTCGTCAGCTAGGCCTGCATCAACAGCTGCTTGCCCGGTATATGTTTGCGCCTCTGTTTCAAGAACGGTTTCAATAGGTAACCCGATGTTCGTTGCCACCTTTTCAGCGAACTGTTGGCGCAAGTCATCGCACTGAGTTTTGAAATCTTCATAAACAGATTCGGGCAGGTTCTTATAAGGGTTACCGTCTACCTTGTGGGAGCCGGAGTAAATTAGCGTTACCGCCAAGCCAGCTTCAGAAAGCATTTCTTCGTAGCTGGCATGTATCTGAACTACGCCAACCGAACCGCTGATTGCGGTTTGTGTTGTTAAGCGCTTATCGGCAACGCTGGCAATACACATGGCGCCACTACAAGCCATATCGTCATAAATTGCCCAAACAGGTTTATCACCTTTGTTTTGTGCAATGTGGTCTGTGGCATCAAAGCAACCGGCCACAGTGCCGCCTGGCGAATTAATGGCAAGCAATATGCCCTCAACATCAGGATCAGAATTCGCGGCATCGAACATGCCAACAATAACGTTGTAGCCTGTAGCCCATGAGCTTGAATAACTAAGCTTGTGAACTAGCGTTCCCATCACTGGAATGATGGCTATACCATCAATGAAGTGAAACGGCTTTGAGTCGTAGTTTCGACCACTCATGCCATAACCTAAAGACGCGGTACTTATGCGAGGCTTCTCAGTAGCATCAACAGCCCCTTGATCATCAGTGATTGAGAAACCACCTTTTTGAAGTCGAGACAGAGAGCCAACAAGGTTTCTAGCTGACTTAGCGTTCATAGCCAAAAACTGATTGGCGAGTTGTTCTAACATAGGCACAAAAAAACCGCTTACGCGGCCTCTCCTTCTGATTCATTGCTGGCGAACTGGTTTACTTGAATCCAACTTGGCGGGGGTAAACCCGCGGCTTTTCGTTCTTCGGTTTCTCGAATTTGCTGGCTAAATATCTCTTGGTAATCCTCACCCATTGTTGCCAACTCTTTTTCGTAAGTAGAAAGACCAGACTCAATTCGTAGAACCGCTTCTTTAACTTCTTTCAAGCCATCTATTGCTAGTCGACCTGAACCAATCCACTCAGCGTTACACCATGCTGCTTTGCGCTCATAGAAGTTATACTTAGCTTTTCGAGGTAAGGTAATAATATTTCGGCTTACTGCTTCTTCGAACCACAGAGCAAATACGCGGGATCCAAACCCTGCCGCAATCACCTTCCGTCTACCCATGAAATTGCGCCAACTTTCCATCATCGATGCGCGAGCGCTTGAGTAATTTACTTTTGAGTAGTCACGCGCTAGTTGCTCATAACTTACGCCCATACCTGCAGCGGTATATCGAAGAATTGATGCCTCTAAATCTGCAAAACCGTTGTCTGCGTGACCCGGTGTTTTTAAGTTAAGTGATTCGCCAGGGAACAGATGCGGAATTTTAGCACCGTTCATTTTTACGTTTGCGCCTTGATGATACTGGCCAGAAAAGGCCATCATTTTTGTAAGGCCTTGCATTGCTTGGTTGTTTCCGCCTGCACCGGCACCAAGTATCATTTGGTGAGCAGTTTCTGAATCTAGTTCAGATTCAATTACTGCGGCATACATGGCATTAATAATGGCGTTTTGAAGCTTAGTAAGTTGCAACTTATCAATCATGAAAAGCTGCTCCATAACTGAAAGGAACTGATTAGCCCCTCGCGTTTGCCCATCTTCACGCGGTTCAAACACATGAATAAACTGCTGTCTACCCCATCGGGTTTCTCTGGGCACTCTAGTCCATTCGCCATAGCCGTATGAATTTAAAGTGGCCCCCATTCCGTAACGTGGGTTTAAAACGTGATATGCAACTGCACTGCTATGCCTGTCTTGCTCTACACCACCCCGCAGAAACCTGCTATCAGTAATGCCATTTGGGTTAGATACTCGCTTAGGCGATACCATTTTAATAGCGGTTCTAAATAACGACCCCGGGCGGCGGATCCATTCAGCTGCAGCCATCGCTTCACCTAGATTAACGTGAGTTGCAACAACTTCACGAACCATCATGGTGAAAGTTCGTTTTCTCTCAGCGTCAAGATAGCAACCAACCGGATCTTCGGCATGCTCTTTAAATGCTGCCTCAACGTCTACAGCCAAGGCACGGGCATCTGCTTCTTTAATGCCAAGTGTTCGCCATTGCGGTTTATAGCTTAATCGAAATAGCGAGCCCACCACGTTATCAACGTGCATTTGCACAGCGCCATTTGCAAAACCGTGGTTTTTAACAAGATCATCCGCTCGCGCATTCCCCATTTGAAGGTTTGGCAATAAAGCGGCATCAGCGGATTGAAGGGTTGGGTTCCAGTCGTTTAGCTGACCACCAAAGCCGTGAGTAGCACCTTTATAAGATGCGCTCATAGGCTGACCACGATGATCTAAAATTTGAATATCTTTCATTAGAATGAAAACCCTGCGGGTGAACGGCGCATGCCTTTCCCATTAACCTTCGTTTCCAACTCGTTAATGTAAGCATTTAGCTCATATAAATTTGCTTTAGTGTATTCAACCGAGACTCCTGATATACCACCTTTGTTAACTTTCACAACTGCTGTTCCGGTTAACAGCTTATGGCGGGCACTTCTTGCTTCTTCAAGCTGCGTAGCAAAATCAATTGTCGCCATTAAATAACCTTCCTATATCCGCCATTTCTGTGGAGTCTTGTTCACTGGGCTGAGCGTTGTCAATTTGAGGTATATGCGACTCACAAAGCGAATCGAGATCTAGTGCAAAATATTGTTGCGCAACACGTAATGCGGACAAGTTATAAACCTCACAATCTAGCTTTTCGTTCCTTACACCATCGGGGCAATACCACTGATAGCTCTTCTGACCTTTAATAAATATTGGTTTTTTATATTCAGCTAGCAGCTGCTGGAAAAAAGAAAGGGAGCACCATTCTTTCATTGGAAAATGTATACAACCTGGCTTACGCTTGCCCGGTTCGTCGGGAACGATACTTAAACGCTCAGAGATAATATCTTTTGCGTTATCGGTTCCCACCATAACCAAGTAAACACCGTGAGTGTTTTTCTTCTTGGGCTTGGTCGCTATTGGTTTCCCATATTGGCTTGCACCCTTACATGGGAATAACCGCATAACACCAAAGCGCTTGGTGAATTTGTAAACCTCATCGGTATAGTGCCCGCCTGAGTCAAAGCAACCGATTGCCCAGTTCATCACTTGGCCGTTAGCTTTTTTGTATTGTTTACGGAGTGGCTTTTCTAGTTGGTCCCAGAAAAGCGGCACCGATGGATCCCCGTGAACCTCGAAAGCATCAATAACATAACTTTCTTCGCCGGCAGTCCAACCCTTAACAACGAATTCAGCCCAATGGTCTTGCATATCACCACCAACGGTAATGAAAACAACATCATCAGGAACTTCAGCGCGATAATCTTCACGCCTAGCAAAAAGGTGTTCAGGCTCAGTTTTAGAGCGCTCTACTTCTTCAAATGCCTCGCCAAGTGTTGTATTGATGAAGGACTTAAGCTTCATCTGGCTACCTTGGGCCTTGTACCATTCGGTAACAATTCTCGACCAAGGAGAAAAGTTTGAGTAAAGCGAATTTATATACCAGGTAACTGATTCTGGTGTGGGTGCAATGCTCTTTGTTTCTGGGAAACCTTCAGCATGATAGAACGTAATGCTATCGTAGGTTGCTAAACCTTCGTTGCTCAGCCAATAACCTTTGTGATCAGCTTCTATAAAATCCGAATATGAAAATGTTTCACTGCAGGCAATGCAACGATACTTCGCGCTTCTGGCCCTTTCCGAACCTTCAAGTTCACTATCCCATTCCAAACCGTATTTGCTGTCTTTGCCACCAAAGATTAACGTTTGGTGTGTATCGCAATGTGGGCAAGGTATGTAACGCTTGAAATACTGCTCTGATTCCTCGGCGGCCTCTGTAATTTGGCACTCGCCTTTTATCGTGGGCGTAGAGCCCCGTATTGATTTGCCGAACGCTGAACCTTCCAAACGCTTATCGCCAAGGAAAGTGGCAGAACCTTCGCCTTCAATATCTCTATCAAATTTTGAAAGTTCATCATATATCGATAAATCTAGGGATTTTTCACGATAGTTTTTTGCAGCCTTACCACCCATCAAGAACAATTCACGGCGGTTAGTAAACGCCTTATTCTCTATGGTGTTTTGTTTACTCTTTTTATTTAGGTAAGGAAATATTGCGCGCAGCGGCCCAACATCGCGAAGCATAGGATCGATGTGCTTTTTACTAAAGCCATCACGGGCACCATCGTCTGGCTGCCAAACACCTATGTTTCTTTTTTTGTGCTCAATGAAGTAACCAATGGCCGCACAAATCAGTTTGGTATAACCAACCCGCGCCGACTTTAACCAGTTAACCTCTTTAATATCGTCGTTGCACATTGAGTTCAGAATGGCTATCTGACTCGGCACTGTCTTCCATGGCCCCTCAATATAAGAGGACTCAGGAGACATATAAAAATATTTATCCGCCCATTCAACACCAGTAAGTGGTGGCGAACGGTAAAGAACTCTCGCACCCTCTTGCAGCGCTTTCTTAAACTTTCGCCTCTGCCTGAGTGATAACGTCATCTATTATGTCGTCCAAGTAATCATCAAGATTCGACGCCTCGTTCTGATGCTTGATTGTTTCAGACTTGATAAAGTCGATAATCCTCTGCTCTATTTCAGGGTGGCGTCTTTTGATGTTAGGGGCTAATGAATCCAGGGTTGCACCGACTTGGGATAAAATTCTTGCCAAAACATCTCGCGCAGCTTCTACGGGAATTGCGCGACCTTCCAAAATTTCATTCTTGATTTGCTGAGTGATCCGCTGCTGCTGGGTGAGCATTGCGCGCTCAAGTTCGAGATCGATCTTCTCGCCTGCAGGGTTAACTCGGTTGTTATTTTTCTTAAGTTCGTTTTCAATGCGGTTTTCAACCACATCCTGAACCCTAAAAAACGTTTGGCGTCCAACTTTCTTGTGTGGCTTAACGCCCCATTTGTCAAAGGCTTGCGTAGAAATGCCTAATGACTCAGCCATGTTTTTCTTGTTGAGTAAATGCGAGTCCATGGTTTGTGCTTTTTCAGTGACGATTTAGGCGATAACTAAACAACCTTGAGCGAAAATGAGTCATAAATAGCGCGAAAGCGAGATGCAAATTACCCTCGGTAGGGCACCCCCCTGGGAAGTACCTTTTTTGCACCAAAGGTGTGCAAATAATGATATTTTCATGCGAATCATCACCTTGCGGTTGCCAAAGCCTTTTTAATCGAGGCTTTCACGTGCATTGAGGCTACTTTCTTAGCGGTTGACTGACCGCGCTCAAAGAATTCAAAGCGCTTCTTGTATTTCGCTGGCTTCTTACTTAGGTATGCCAAGGGCTTGTTCTTTGTCTTCATTTGCTGAAGCACTAAGCCATCAGCAACAAATGTCTTACCCTGATCTTGTAGTCTTTTTAATTTGCCACGGGGTAAATTGCCGTACTTGTTGGCCGCTTTCTTACGCGGTATTACCAATGACTTAGCGCGTCTAGTGCCGCCCTCTATCTGATATTTCAGATATGACGCCTGTACTGGCTTAATAGAAACTGCGGCTGTTTTGGTGCGCTTATTGGCTCTCGTTATTTTGAAAGCCTTTTGAGTAAATGGCGTGGGCTTATCGATATCAGCTTTAAGCTGGCGCTCTACACCCACCTTTACATCAGCGGCTATTGCATTGGCAGCAAGAACGGAAGCGAACTCCACTTGTTTCTCAATCTTCTTAAACGCTTTATTGAAAAACTTCTCTATATCATCGGCCATTGCTTCACCAAAACTACTAATGGCCTTAGCCCATCTTTGGGGCTGATGGCTGAGCAGGCCATTAGGATTAATCCTCGTTGTTAACCATTGCCCTCAAAGTTACATCGTGAAGCTCTCGCTTCCTGCGTTCCTCTGCCTGCTGGCGTTTGTCTTCACGCCGTTTGAAATAATAATTCATGGATAATCCTACGGCACTCACCAGTACGCCAAATACTATGCCGAACTCCTGTGAGGCGAGAAATCCCCAAAATGCTGAGATACCGCCCCCAATGTATGTAGCTATAGATGATTTATCGGACATTGATTGATTGTATTCGTGTTGGTAGTGAGTGTTCATGCTGCTGCCCTGTTTGTGGTTTCAACAACATAGTTATTCAAATATTGTTCCATTGGGTATTAGACAAAAGTTCAACTTTTCTTATTGAATGCCAATACGTTGCGCTTTCCGATTTCTCGCAAGCCTGCGTAAGTCGTGGGTAGCGTAAGGAATGCGCCTATTATCGCTAGCTCTGGTGAGTCAGTGACAAATACGTAAGCTATACCAGCAAATAAAGAGGCTGTAGCGTGAAGAGGTCTTACGTACTTAACCGCGCCTTCTGCATTATCGCCATTGCGAATAGTCTGCTGTGTCTCTGAATGGCTACGCTGTTTATCCTGAAGCTCTAGCGCCATGACTGATTCAAGGTGCCGATTCACTTCCGCTTCGCGTGCGGCGGCGATTTCTTCAAGCCTAAGCATTGCGTCATGGTTTTTCTTTAACTCCGCTAACGCTTGGTCGGGGTCTGTCGTTCCCGTTGCCTGGGCAACCATTGAAGCCCCAGCACTGACCGCGCCCACAACATTGCCCGTTAATAGCGAACCAACGAGACTGGCTACGCCTGTTTTGTTTTCTTTTAGAAACCCGCCTACGTCTGACCAATTCACTTTGCTACCTCTGGTTCGCCAATTAACAATGCCCATGCCTTGTAGTTGTCAGAATTCTCGATTTTACTTTCAGTGAAGTTTGCAAAATGCTGAAACTCCCCAGTTACAGGGCAAAAGAAAGCGTAAACCAAGTGATAACCATCACAAGAACTGTATAACAAGCACTCTGGAGAGTAATCATTACCCTGCAACTTTGGCTGCTCTTCCATAGGTTTAAATTCTAATTTCATATAAATACCTATGGCTTATACAATTCAAAGTGTGGCAAGTCGCGGAAACGTTCATCACGGCTTCTACCGTCCATATCCCAGTCACCACCCCAGCGTAATAAGTGAGTTATTTTCTTTTCGGCGTACAACTGGCGAGCAATACACATGACATGGCCAGCGAATACAGCAAATGCCAGTTCGTCCTTCCAGTCTGTGTTGCCTAATTCTACAAAGTAAAGCCCAGCATCAATTGCCATAGATGGGAGTGTGTTGTGCTTGGAGTGAGGCCACTTTAATTGACTGAGTCCATTAGCAAAGGCTTGGTTCTGGTCTTCTTTACCACGGTGACCGCAAAAGATAGACGCATTAATAACCTTCTTCACTTCGTTGAATATCGTTTGAATGTCAACATGGCACGTATCAAGACGCGCTTGTGAAGTTTTGCCGTAGGGGAACATAAATATCAGCCATAAAAAAAGCCCCGACTGGTTAGGTCAGGGCTTCAAGTGAAATATCGCTAGGATGGGAAATATCCTATGCAAAACGCGGAAACATGTCAACAATAATATTGTATATAAATACAGTTTTTTTTGTTATGCCGCTTCATCCTCTCTCATTGAATAATAAACATGCCTTAATGCCATTTCGTTCCAAGTGAACAATTGTTTCAGAATGGCGTTATAGGCCTCTTCTATTTTAGTAGGCAATTTAGCGCCGTTAATATCCAATCGGCGGCATATCTCGCGCTTGCTTACAGGTTTTATTTCTTGCTGGCCTGTTTTCCTATTTAAGCGCAGTATTGGAGATTGGATTTCACTGATGGCGCAATTGATCAACTTGGCTAAAGAAATATCGGCAATATCAATGCTGGATTTAATCATTATCGCACTTACGCCAGCTTTAACATGTACACGAGAACTTTTATCATCAGCGTAAAGCAATCTGGCGAGGTAATAAGCCGGGCGTTCCAACTTTAATCCCGTTACTGGGTTTCTCATTGCTAGCGCCCCAGCAACCACATTTGCATCGGGAGCAATACCACCAAACGGCATACCGTCAATTTGCTTTGATTTTGTTGTCATTCTTGCTAATTCTCTTATTGGATTTGACATATAAGTTACCCCCTTACGCTGCTAACGCTTGAATAAGTAATTCATCTACCGATTTATACAGTCCTTGTAATGTGCCGTTGTTATCAATTCGGAAAGTTATAAGGTTGGCACTAATACCGCTTTCTGATGAATGCGCGGCCACCTCATTAATACCATTGCGCGACACTTCAATAACAATGCCTCCAGCGTCCAAAACTGCCTCGACCTCATTGTCAAAACGGCAATCGCTTATCACAATACAATCATGCTGCTCCATTTCTTTTTGGGCTCGCAATATCCATAAATCTGAATTGATAGTGTTACGCCCCCACTCCGTTCCTAGCGTTTGCAGTGCTACGCGGGGTGAAACACCAAACCGTGGGTCTACCACTTCTTTCAAGTCACCATATAAATGTGCATCATTCCAGCCGAACATACTGCGACACGCTTCTTTCATCGGTTTACTAAACCAGTAGTGATGAAACCCATGAGCTATTGCCAAATGCTCAGCAACCGTATCTTTACCGCTTCTCGCTTTACCTGTTAAACCTATGATCATTGTTTACGCCCCTTGAAAACGTGTTTTACCATGTACGGGTGAGTTTTAATTGATGCAACTATGGCGACTGGCCCCGCGCACAGAAATGCCAACCCATTCAGTGTTAATAGGTCACTGGCTGCAAAACTTCCGATAATAGAAAATACGCAAAACTGGCTAATAGCAATGAAGATTGCACCAGCTGCAGCGCCCACACAATTCGCATCGCGAACCATTAAACTTTGGATACCCAGAAGATAGACAACGGCAAACTGAGATATGAAGATGATCATCGCGGTAGTCATTTAAGCCCCCAACGCCGTTAATTCAAATTCGATGTACTCTTTGCCTTTTTTGCACGTATCATCAACGTCAATAATGGCACGGCGTATTCGCTTATCGTTAAAGCCGTACTTTTTTTGCAGAACATCAATAAATGGCTTTACCGGGTTATCGAAATCCGAGGCGGCACTGCTAAAGCCAAACTTCAAGTAAATTTGCAGTGGGCCACCTGGAATATTGAGCGCGCTAGGTAGCAACTGTTTTACCGACAGTTCGTAACCTTTATAAGCATCAGTTTTAAAACGCCTCCCTTTCCATGCCTTATTAACTGAAAGCGGCTTTATACTAATCACGTTCACGGTAAGCCCCCCTTGCTATTTCTGGTGTAAAATTCTGGGGTTCTGGCTGCCTTATCTTTTCGATATCGCTTATTGATTGCATAGCCTGTTCAACCACTAACTCAAAGTATTCTTCAACCCATCGGTGATCCAAAACTACCGTGCGGCCACGCGCGTAATCAGAAAGCAGATGAAGTTCTTTAGGGGGGCAAACAATAAAATTGAACTCCTTACCTGCTGAGGCCGCCTTTCGCTTAAAAAAAGCAGCATCCTCATGACGCACAAAAACCACTAAGTCAGTGGGTTTAACCCTATCCAGCATCGATGTTGTACGCCCCGTTTGGCGCATATCATCACGTGCCCTTTTAACCAGATTTCTTACGTAACCACCAAAGCCATACTTATCCATTAAACACCTCTATTTGCTGTTTTATGTATTCCATATTGGAACACCCTAAATTCACGCTACATTATTGTAATTATTGGTTAATTCGTGATTCTGCGAATTTTCCAAAACACCTTGGCAACATGTAAATTCACCATTAAAAAGCCATTCGTGATACTGGGTTAATGCTTCACGTTTCACCGTTATCGAGTCGGCTTTGATGTAAACCAAATCCAAGCCTTTTTGCTTATGGTTAAGCAAGCGTTCTGCTACCCAGTAATCGATACCAATGGTTGCCCATACACTGCGAGCCAACTTTCTTAAGTCATGGGCTGACCACTTACGCTTTGATGCGGTTCTTACTAATTGGTCTGCTGTACTGGGGCTTATTGGTGATTTGCCACCGAACAGGTATTCACCCTTGCAGCGCTGCTTATAATCTGACAGTAGTTGGTGAGCATGTTTGGTGATTGGTAGCGTGTGAACTGCTCCCGTTTTAGTTACCAACTCAGGCAGGGTTATTACACCGCTGTGCAAATCGATATACCGCCATTTAAGTTGGCGCGTCTCACCAATGCGAGTAGCAAACATCAACATGAATAACAGCATTGCCTTGGTGCTCTCTGGTAGCACCGATAACTGCTCTACTACGCCCTTTGCGTCCTCAACTAGCAGCTTACCTTGCTTTGGCTCTATTCTTCGCTGAACGTGATCACGAAACTTCATACCCGCCATTGGGTTAACCGATATAAGTTCTAATTCTTTTGCGCTGGCGAACGCTCGCTTGAGAACGGCGAAGTGCTGACGAATGGTTGATGGTTTCAGGCTCTGATTTTGAAGTGGCAGAATTAACTGTTCATCGATAACCACTTTGCGAACTGCAGTAATGCTTACGTTCTCTAACATTGGGAATAGATGCCTGTTTATTGCGCTTAACACACTCTTGCGGCGGCTTTTACTCTTTAACGCCTCTTTCTCTGTTCTGGCAGCATACCAGTTAAGCAAATCACCAACGGTTTTGAAGCTGGTACTCTGTATTTCCTTACCTTTATGAATGCTTTCAATAACTGTAGGGATAAGCGCTACTGCTTCTTTTGTTTTTAGCGTGGGCCAATAACCAATACGGGTTCGCTTAGTAACACCGCCAACATAGTGAAGATAACACCACGTGGCCTTTTCTCTGCTCTTGTGGAATTTAAGTGAGACAGGACTTCTGATATCGCGCAGCTCCCCTATCTCACTATCTTTAGCGTGAGCCTTAATTGATGTGTCGTTAATCTGGGTAGCAATAGACTTCACCAATCCAACCTCTTAGCTGCTTCTTTTATTTTCCTCAATGCCGCTTTGCGCGCATCAGCCTCTTCTATTGTCTCAGCCTCTTCGATGGACGACATCAAAGCTTTTTTCTCTTGCCTTCTCTCTATCTCGCAGGAAAAGCAGCGAATTGCGTGGTGAGTTCCATGCTTGCAGTAAGGGTTATTCATCAAGCCCCCATAGCCTTTAAATAAAGATCGTGATTAGTGGTTAGCTTGTAACGCTTGCGGTCTGCCCAACCTTTGATAGCGTTCAAATAACGGTGCATTTGCTGCGTGTTGAAGTTGCTGGTTATCGTTAATGATGTTGGCGGGGCCAGTAGCCGAAGCTTTACAGGTTGACTAAGTGGCTTTATTGCAAAATCATAAATTTCACGAAACTCAATGTCTGATTCACGAGCAATAGGAACGCCAAACACCAACTTGCAATAAGCGTTCATATACTTTGCGCTTTTACCTGTCTGGGCGCTTAGTTCGTTGTACCAGTGGTGTTGCAATGCTTTCATAGCATCGAGGCGTGAAGGGGCGCTTTCACGCACCTTCACGTCAACCATCTTGCCATCGCTAAACCAGCCATCAACAGCTTGATATACAGAATAAAACTGTTGATGGTTCGCAACTGTGCAACTTTGCCAATTCATGCTGCCACCTCTAACTTGTTAACTTTCCCTTTTTCCATTAGCGCTTCACGCGTAACAAATGACACATGCCCCGCGCTTATGCGGTGTGGGTCAAATACGAATATCACTGAGCCTTTGTTATTGCCCTTTTGCGGTACGCCGTTCTTTAGGAACGCTAAGCGGCCATCGGTGATGAAGCGGGTTTCACTGGCATATTGTTGAGCAATGCTGAACCATTTAACTGATGGGTCGCACATAACAAGCATTACTGTCATTCGCCCATTTTGCTGTGCTTCAATAGCCTTTCTAACCCATGGCGTAATGTTGCTGTATGGCGGGTTACACCATAAAGCGCCCATTTCAATTAAGCCGGCACCAGGTATGCGGCTCTTTGCATCTTCTGCCCAGTCTTTGGAAAGCGCATCATCTTCGATGGTCCAATAGTCTGAACACTTCGCTGTTTCATACTCGGCGCATACATCGAACCCAAAGCAAAACTCTTTATCTAACGCTTCAAACACCTCTGGTGGTGTAGCCCATAAATCGTTTGACATAATCCCTTACCCCTCGAACTTATCTGAAAACTTTTTAGCTTTGGGCACATCACCCACAATCTGGCGGTTAGCGAGTGGCTTGAACTCACTGTACTCACCACGGAAAACAGAACCTACCATCCCAATTTCACCCATGCGGCATTTGCCTATGATGATTTCGGCAAGGCCTTTGTCTTCGCTGTTTTCGTTGTAAACCTCATCGCGATAGATAAAAATTATCTTGTCTGCGTCTTGCTCAATTTGCCCAGACTCGCGTAGGTCTGAGTTAATTGGGCGCTTGTTATTGCGGGTTTCAAGTGAGCGAGAAAGCTGGCTCAACACAAGGAACGGGCAATCGAACTCTTTAGCCAACGCTTTAATGCCGCGGCTAATTTCACTGATTTCGTTCACTCGGTTGTCTGTTTTGCTATGGCCGCGAATTAATTGAAGGTAATCAGCCATTATCAACGTGGGTTTGCCGTGCTTTTTTTGGTACCGGCGCAACTCTAAGC